TATTTAGGAAACCTATTCGGTGAAGTTGTGAAAGAATCTGACATATCAGAAAAAGTTGCAAATAAATTCTGTGAATTCATACATTAAAAATGGAAATAAGTAAAAAAGAAATATTAGAACAAAAACAAGTTTTAAAAGAGGATACGGTAGAAAATATTTTATTAGCCGCAGGATTTATACCCGTAATTGGTGAGGTTTTTGATGTAATATCAATCATCAGATATATCTCAAAAAAAGAATATCTTTATGCGGGTTTAATGTTAATTGCGTTAATACCTACTGTGGGTGATTTTGTTATTAAACCATTTATTAGAATATTAAAAGGTGTAACCGGAAGTGGTAAAATAATTTTAAGAAACGCAGATGATATTGTAAGATTAGCAAAATCAAATCCAAAATTAGCGGAACAATATCTTAAAATACAACAACACTTAGGTAATCCTAAAATTGGACAATTAATTAAACAAGTTGAGGGTATACCGGGTTTTGGTAAAACTTGGGGAAGAGGTATGAGTGAGGCAATAAATGTAAATAAAGTTGCTGTTGCTGAAATTAAAGGTTTATCATCTTTACCTAAAACTATTGGAAAAGAAATATCTGCCGGAGGTAAATTTAGTACAGGACTTAAAAGTTTCTTCCAAGAAAGAGCGTTAGCGAAATATGTGGCGAAAAAAGGAATGGAACCAAGTACATGGTTATCAAAATGGTGGAATGTTGTTAGGGCGGGTAGAAAAGATAGACGTGATTTAATTAAAAAATTTATAATTGCAAACGGAATATTAAATATATTTGGTTTACCAAGTTTTGAATCTTTTGAAAGAAAATTCGAGGAAGATGGAAACTTTAGAAATCAATTAGCCAATAATCCTGAATTTAGTAATGTTGTAAACCAAAGTGGTGTTACACCACAAGAGTTATCAACTATTGAATCACCTGAGGAAAAATCGGGTGGTGGTATGGGTGCATTTATGAACCTGGCAATGTTAAAAACTTTAGCACGTTTATATGCTTAATAGATATTTATATTAGAGTCTAATTGGTTTGGTCGCCGTTAGATGATAATATGATTAAACGAAAAGGAGGTATTCTATCTCGGCAAAGGGGTCCTAAAGACCTCTTTGTTCGTTATAGATATAAATAAAAAACCCATCATTAAGATGGGTTTAATTTTTGAAAAATATTAAATATTTTACCACCTCCACGAATAATTCCTTGATTTCCACATATTTATATAATATGAGAAACAAATTATACAATAGAAAATTAACGGTTTGCACCTGTGATTTTTGTGGAAAATCTTTTGAAAAACCTCTTTCTGAATACAAAAGGAATAAAAAATTCAATAGAATGAATTTTTGTAGTAGATCCTGTGCCGGTAAAAACAACACAAAAAATTTCGGAGATAAAAGAAGCACATATGATATATCACAACACTCTGGTTGGAGAAAAGATGAGTATACAAAATTCAGATATCATTATAGAAACATTTTGAAAAGAAATAGAGAAGTTGATGTTACTTTAGAGGATTTAAAAATTCAATGGGAATTACAAAGGGGTATATGTTTTTTTAGTGGGATAAATTTAAAATTATCATCACATTCAAAAATCAAAAAGAACCCAATTTATTCGGCATCTTTAGATAGAATTGATACTAATAAAGGTTATGTTAAAGGTAATATTAGATGGGTATCAAGAGCCATAAATTGGATGAAAAACGAAATGTCTGATGATATGGTTAATGAACTCATAAACTTGATTATTGAGAATAAAAAAGGGTCCTAATGGACCCTTGAAGTGGAGGTGCGGGTATCGAAACCCGGTCTTGCTCGCAATATCATAAATGGACTACACGTTTATTTGATTATTCATAACCAACAAATAGTAAGTTAATATCAGAAAACTTACAAAACTGTTCCTAACCGGATTTTCAAGAGCCGTCAGGTTTGCTCCAACACTCTGAGGTGGTGTTACACCTTAAGTACTTCTGTTCCTAGGTTATATGTACATCGACCCGAATGTAGTCTCGCCTTAGGCTACTGCTACGTTAGAAGTTGCGATTAACCCGCAAGCTTCCATTTGGTTGTAAACGTTGCCGTTTAATTGTTACCACCGTGGATTAAAGTCGTAGATGACATCCGACTACGTGCCCATTTACCATATAAACGCCAATCAATTCCTGTCACCCCCATATTTTAAAGAACTAATACAAAGATATAAATATTTTATGATATTACCAAAGGAAAATTTTTCTCGTACAATGCTTCAAATAACAATTTATTTTTTTCCCATTTTTTGTTAACCATACCAATAGATTTGTGTGTGACTCTAATTCTTGTTGTTACACCAATTTTAACACCATCTAAATGATTTTCTAAACATATTGGTAAATCGTAGAAATGAAACCCTTCAAATTGTTCATTAAATTTATGTTTAATTCTTTTTTTGTGAACCATCATAAATAATCCATCCACAACGACTACTTGTTTTGGGGTCTCACCAAAACTTTCTTTTGAATAATGATTCACATGTCTTTTACCTTCATGTTCATGCCCAACAACACCAAACATAGATTCTCTATCTTGCCACCACATACCATTTAGTAAATTATTTGTACCGGCTAATCCTAAAATTCCATATTCAGAATTCTTTTCAAATAACTTAATAATTTTAGGTGTGATATTAGTTGTCTCTAAAATCAGATCATCGTGCATAAACACAACAATATCATTTGAAGATTCTTCTAATCCACGATTATATAATTTAGGTAAAGAATCTTCACCATTATTTTCATAAACAATTATTTCTGTTTTAGGATGTGAAAACATCTTACTTACATGTTTTAAATAATTGTCATCTATTTTACGTGTTGGTATCACAACACTAATTGGTATGTTATTCTTCGACATATATTGCCTCTATATTTCCGTCATACTCTTTTAAATCTATGACGATAGGTTTATTTGATGGTGTATATTGTTCCGTACAAATCGATGCGTTTACGTATAGTGTGTCCTTTATATAAACACCACCATAACCACTATGAATATGTCCGAATACATGTAGTAATGGTTTAATTTCTTCTACTCGAACTCTTAATAATTCACAACCAACACTTACATTACCTTGTCTCGAATTACTAACAAAATCTCTAACCTCGTTTGGTGGACCGTGTGTTATCAATACATCAGTGTCATTTGGAATCATATCCCAATATCTTTTTAAATCGTCACCAAGTCTTGGTAGATTAAATGCCCAATTATAAAACTCGGGTTGCCAAGGACTACCCCAAAATTTTATAGGTCGTTTAAATTCGGGAGACTCGATTGTAAATCCAGTATCTTCAAGATATACAACATCAGATTGTGATAAATTTTCTTCATACATTAAATTATGAAACCAATCATAATCACCTTGATGGTGTGGATATCTATGATTTTCGAAGGCCCAATCATGATTACCCGCAATAAAAATTTTAGTATCAAATCCTTTTAAGTTCATATACCAATGAACAAATTCTTCAACATCTCGTTGGGTACCGTTATTTGTACAATCGCCTGCGTGTATTAATACATCACCTTCAGGTAACGGTCCATATTTCTCCATTCTTGTGTGAAGACTATGTGTATCGGATATACAAACAATTCTCATATCACTAATATAAAAAATATTCTTTAATATGCAAAAAAAAAGTCAGAATATTTCTGACTTAATTCGGGGCCGCACGGTTAATATTTTTGTGAGGTCTGTTCCACCATTTAGTTTTACTAAACTAAAAAAAAAAACACTGAGATTACATGTTTTAGTGATTGACTTTAGAAAGATTATTGTTTCCTTCCATATCCACGACCTTTTGAGTCGTACCAATCAGTGACGGTCAATTAGATTAACCAATCCTTGAGTCATTAGATACTCTCACAATACTCATTACTCTTCGAGGTTGCCACCCCAACTCATCCTTGCGGGACTAGAGAACTTTTTCGTAATTCACATCGGGCTTGGGACCCTTTGTGGCCGTGAACCCCTCACGACTATGTAGTCACCTGTCTCCAATGACTGACGGACACTTTTCCTTTTGTATTTGTAGTTTGTTAAACCTTAATTAACAAAATGATTTTAGTTACCGATTTGGAAGGTAGTGGTCCGTCAACCAGCCATGTCATCTTTTGAACAACACGATACTAAACTACCCTCTGAGACATCCCTGCCTCCACACTTTTGGATTCCTTCAAGATAAGAACCTTGGTAGATTCGAATCAAGGATTATAACAGCACCACCTGTACACAACCATACCTTTCGGTTTTAAGATTCCCATTGTATTGAATCCCGCAATAATATGATTGGAGGTCATATTTCTCACAACAATTCTACGAGTTATTCTTATTGGTGTTCCCACCTCAACCAAACGACCGGTATCGCTTGGTCATCAAACCACTTTCCCTACAGTGTTACCCTCAGTACTTAAGGTTTAATGATATCCCGCTTGCCTACTCGAGTTCCCTTTCGGAAACCGCAAACCTAAATAACTAATTCAGATTCACTTTATACCGCTTTCACGGTTTATTTTAATCGACCATAGGCGGCCAATATTTTTAATTCAAAGAACTATATCGTTTCCTATTGTTTTACAAATATACGATGATTTTATTCAAAAACAAAATTTTTGTAAAACTTTTTTAAATTCTTACTAAATGATTTGCCGCATATGTGGATAACGCACCTAACTGCTTGTATCTCACATTATAACCCATACCTTCAACTAAACCAACCGCCTGTCTTAAAACGGAATTTGATTTATATTTTGGGTCAGGATTAAGGTCAATATCAATCCATGTTGCTTTTGGTAAACCATTTTCTTTTAACCATTCAGCAATTTCGATGGACCTCCATACTTCATTTAACAATCTAGTTGGTGTGTTATATTCCATCGGTGTTGTTTCACGATTACACAATACGTGTGCACCCTTCCCTGGTGTATATAATGCAATTACAACACCATAGATAGTTTTTTTATATCCATAACATTGTGAGTCAGAACCGATAAGAATTTCTACATTCTCTCTGGTTGAAATATAATCTTTCACATATTCAATTAAATCAGGAATATTTGTTCCATAGAGAGTCCTAAACTGTTTCATTTTATTTCATTTTACTATAATTATTTTGGCTGTAGTGGGAGGATTCGAACCATCCACGGTGCGATTCAATAAGTAACAACGCGCTTGCAAGCTGGTGGTCTACCCCTTATTACTTATCTATTTCGTGCTCACCACCCCCGAGACAGGAGGGTTTGTCTGCCACGATCCGGCACTACCCAGATCTATTTCAACACACTACAATGTGCGGAGAGTATTGGATTCGAACCAATGCACCGATTACTCGATGACAGTTTAGCAAACTGCTCCTTTAACCGCTCAGGCAACTCTCCGTTAAAGAACTTGTTTATCATTTGCTCTTCTTCTGGCTTCTTCTGCTTCTTTATACATCCTAATCCAAGTTAGAGATAAATCAACAACAGCTAACGCGGGTGCTATTAAAACAACCATAATGGCGTCAAGACCTGGCGACACACCAATCATACCAGGATTTGCAACTTTTCTGTATTTTTTTATTAGTTGGAAAAAACAATAAAAAACACAGATAACGTGAAAATAAAAATACATAATTTACTTTTTTGTTTTTCTTTTATTTAAAAATTCATAAAACTTATTTTCATAGTTAACAAAGTGTGTCATTGCCCACCATTTACCAAAAACACTACCTGCTATGTAAACAATAATAACAATCCAATCACTCGCAAATAATCTTTCTAAGGCAAAATACGTTGACCCTAACGCCACCAAATTAATCCACAAGGAATTAAAAACAAGTTGTTTAACTTTATTTTCAAAGGTGTATTTTATTTCCATTGTTTTGAAAACATTGAATAACACTTGAAATATAAATACTAATACATATAACCACATAATTTTATTATTTTATTTTTATCAGGAATTTAACCTGTGAATAGATGAGCCTCCTGTCGGAATCGAACCAACGACCTACTGATTACAAATCAGTTGCTCTACCTGCTGAGCTAAGGAGGCTTTTATGTGGACCAGATAGGGCTCGAACCTATGACCTCAACATTATGAGTGTTTTGCTCTAACCAACTGAGCTACAAGTCCATTGTGGTAGTCCCACGTGGAATCGAACCACGAATAACAGATTAGAAATCTGTAGTTATATCCGTTTAACTATAGGACCAATAAACACTATCGTCTTTGAAAGTTTTTTATTTAATCGTTATGCCTTACGGCTAGTTATTAATTTACTTTCAAGTTTATCTAAACGTGAATCTAATGCTCTGTAAACATCGTTAATTGCATTTTCACGTTCTCTGTTTTGAATTTCAATTTCTCTTCCGAGACATTGTTGCACTTCTTCAATTTCTTTGTTATGTTTTTTCACCCTAACAAAGGCCATTACAGCAACTACCGCAACTGCGATAACCACCACAACGGACATTCCTAAAATAAATGATAATATATCCATATGTTATTTCTCCTTTCATTTTCAAAGAACGATAGTGTTTGTACCCGGGGCGGGACTTGAACCCGCACGAGCGTTGCGGCTCACAAGATTTTAAGTCTTGCATGTCTACCGATTCCATCACCCGGGCATAACTCTCACAATGTCAAAGAACAATACTAAAATATAAGAATAAAAAATCACTAAAACAAAAAACCCGAACAAAAAATATTCGGGAGTCAGTACTCGATACGGGATTCGAACCCGTGCTACGTCCGTGAAAGGGACGCGACCTAACCACTAGTCGAACCGAGCAAGTGCGGAGGCTCAGGGATTCGAACCCCAGATACCGTTTCCAGTATGACGGTTTTCAAGACCGTTCCATTCAACCACTCTGGCAAACCTCCATCATCAGGTTAACACGTACAATTTCCCCAATCAACCTTTTGTTGCGAGAGAGGGAATCGAACCCCCGACCTAAAGGTTATGAGCCTTCCGAGCTACCGCTGCTCTATCTCGCGATTTGTTTTACAAAGATAAGAAATATTTTTTGATATTCCAAATCTTTTTTAGTTGTGACGATTCGGAATCGAACCGAATTGGGTTGGCGTATGAGACCCGGTCGGAAAGATAAAAATATTTATAAAAAAGTTTTATTATGTCAAATCAACTACCTCTTACTTGGTACATAGAATCACCAATTGATTTTGAACATAAACAATATATTTTACTTGCTTATTTACAAAAAGTTGATGCATCTTTTATCTTAAAGAATCTTTCACCCCATCTTTTATATATGGAAAAAATAGTTAATGAGTTAAAAAATTATGAAGAATTATATGAAAAAATGAAAAGGGAATTTGACAAGAATCGTTACATATACTTTAATGATAACCCAAAACTTATAGGTGAAAACGATAATTTAATAATAGAAATAAAAGAAATTGTTAGTTTTTCAATACCACAAGTAAAAACAAGAATTGATTTCGGTTACAAGATTTTAGAAAAAAATAGACAAATACTTTTTTAATATATATCACATATTCATCTCTCCAAGTATTTATAGATGGACAAAATAAATAAAAGTATCTTAATTACTTAAAGGCAATTCCATTAAGTTTTTAGGGTACACATATAAACTTAAAAACAATGGAGAGAGTTAGGATAATAGCGATTTCAGTTCGCGATAGATTTTTTCAATTTTTCTTAGTATTTGCCCTTGCTTGGGTATTCTTAGCGTTCTTATTTCAAGTAACGTTTGTTATTCTTCAATTTAGTGGTTATGAACATATAACATCACAATGGGTAACAAAAATTGAACACATGATTGATGGTAGATTCAAAGATTCTAAAGAGAATATATTTTATGAATCAGAGGATTATGTATGGGTTGAAAGTGTAACCAATAATGTAAAAATTGGAAAACTTGCAGGAAACAGACAACTTGCATTTGGTGTCAAAAATATTTTGGAGGAATATCTTCAAGAAACAGGTAAGGATTTAACTCCTTCCGCGGAAAATAAAGTTAAAGTAGAAATAGTTTATTTAGATGTCTTAACTACTAAAAAGAATGTATCCGTATTTCACAAGAACGAAGAAGAAGTCGTGGTGAGAATGAAAGGTATTCTTTACAAAGATGGTAAAAAGATTAAAGAAGTCTTAGTTGAAGAAGGTTCGTCAGAAGTATCCATGTCGACACTAATTGTCGATGAGGGTGGTAAATTCAATCAAACTTCTTTGAGTAATGCAATAAAAAAGGCCTGCGGGTCACTTGTAACTAAACTATTCGAATAACTATGAAAAACCTAATCTTATTTTTTGGGGTATTCCTTATATCCCTTTCTTCATTTGGACAACTTACGATTAATCAAACTGTAACACCATCTGGCCCCTATAGGGTTGGTGACACTTTAACAGTAAGATATAATGTAACAAGAGGAACCACTAAGCCACGTTATGTGTGGTTAAGATATAACTACGATAATAAAGCGTTGGTTATGGTTCCAAATTCAACAGTTTTTAATCAAGGTGCGTCAACTCAGACATTTTACACACATTGGGATAACTATAAATTTACTCCGAATGCAAATGTTGCTGACACTCAATTATATGCACAATATCAATTAACACCTTGGGGATATACCGCAAATAGTGATTTTAATGTTGGTCAACTAACTGTTCAAAGAACGGATGCGTTCATTGATGGTGTTATGGCAACTCAAAAATTCATAATTAAGGATAAAAATACATATGTTGATATTCATAAATTGAGTTTAGCCTATTCGGTAAATGATACATCGGCAAACATTACACCTATTACAACATCACCTGGTAAATTTTCCTTAACTGATGTGGTAGGTAATACATCTCAATTTAAAGTAAAAGTATTATTTCCTCAAGGATATACTATTACCGATCATAATGTTCAGTTGATGAAATTGAAAAATGATGGTACGGGTGACATAGATTTTTCACAACAACCAATTGCACAATTACCTTTAGATGGTAGCGGTGAAGCTATTTTTACAACACAAGTAAAAGTTGGTGATAGTTTAGGTGTATATGTTTCAAATGCTTCACAAAAAGCTTGGATGAATAACATAATAACAGTAACCGACGCATATAAAGCATTTTTGGGTCATTCACAAACTGATATAGGTGGAACCGCAAACTTCTTTACATATCCGGTACTGGAAAAGAAAATTGGTAATATTACATTAAACGATAATGTATTTAACGAAAGTGACGCGTATTATTTATTTGCACACGTAATGGGTATAAATGTTGATCAAAACGCAATTATCCCTAAATCAACATCTACATCATGGAGATGGTATAGTGGACTATTAAATCAAAGTTGGTTAGATGGTGTTATTAAAAATAGAGTTTATGTAACATCGCCACAACAAGTTGTAAACGCTGTTTTTGCGTGGGGAGGTGATTTAGACTGGTCTCACTCATCTTCAACATCAGCTATTGCCTCAAGTATCAATAATAACATTTTTACCAATTCCGCGAACATGTCAACTGAAAGTGGAATTAGAAGTATGAGTGTTGGTTCATTAATGTATGAACAAAAAACAGCTGAAACCGCAAAACTTAGTGTTACGTCAACCATTGAAAATGGCAAAGTTGTATTATCTACAACATTGACTAAAGAAGGGTTAGCGGGTTTGCAAGTTATTATGAACTATGATTCAACTAAATTAACATTAGATAATGTAATATTCGATGCTGGATCAACAATTACAAACTTTTCAACAAAAGAAAATGGTAGATTAACCTTTGGTTCGATCGATCAATTGAAAACCGCTAGAATCAAAACAGGAACACCATATAAATTAATATTCACTCCAAAAGTATCATTAGCAAATACTGCGGGTCTCTTCTACTTCGTTTTAGCAGATGCTGTTGATGCTGCGGGCAATAAAGTAGAATTGATAGTAGAATAATGAGATACATTTTTTTAGTATTTTTTTCTTTATTTACATTTTTTGGGTTCGGGCAGTCGGTAACGGCACCCGAACCTAAATCGTTTACTATAAACACGGCAGCACAAAATGCTAGTGGATTCTCTCTTAGTGGATTCAACTCAACGGCAACACTTCTTTGTGCTATTGGATTACCAACTGCACCAACCGGAACTACTTTTTATTTCACAACTACAACGGGTGTAACCGCAGCAACAGGTTATACTATGAGTGGTAATAAAACTCGTTTAGCATTTACTGGTACTCAAGCTAAT